TGCTTTGAGTTGTAATTCTGCTTGATCTTTTGCTTGTTGTCTTTGTAAATCTGCTTGAGCTAGTTGTATTGCTGGATCAGGTTGTTTCGGTTGTGGTTTTGGAGGATTGACTTGAGGATTATTAAAGAACTGACTTGCATCTTTGTAACCAGCATTTTCTAAATATTTCTCTAGGGTGTTATAAATCTTTTGAGGATCGACAATACCCATACCACCAGCACCGATTAGTTTTTCTTGTACTGCCAAAACACGACCTAATACTTCTAGTCGTTGATCTTGTGAACCTGTACCGAGTCCAACTTGTACTGTTGCATTGTAACGATCTACCCACTCTCGAGGGTTCATCGGTACAAATTTATTGCGTAATTTAATTATTCTTTCTTGATCTTGGTACTTACAAACTAATGTCAAGATACCTTGAAACATTCTTTTAATACCTTCACTAAAATTTCTAGCATAGAGTTCTATTCGTTGTGTCGATGCGTTCATCATCACATTGGTACTACTTGCAGTTGTATGTGATTTATTGATTTGATCGGCATCTAATCCCATTTGTACTTTTGATACACCTGATCGTGACTCACGAATATTATCTACTTTGTCTAACATCGCTAATCCTTGACTCATAAAGTTAGGGGAAGCTAGGGGGGTGACTGCATTGGGAGACTTGACTCGTACTATCCCCCCAGCTCTGGAAGTAAGGAGATCGTCAATGTTTGCTTGTCCATCTACTACAACAGTACGAGCATTGTTTTGTAGATAGGCGTTATTAAGAGTTTGCCTTAGAAGGGTAGTCTTAATCTCTTGCACATCGCCAATTAAATCATAGATCGATAAACCATAAAACCTATGGGGCATAGGGATAGCAGTTACCATCGCAAAAGGTATTTGCTCTATCGGTTCATTCTCTAAGATGTGATAAGCATTGGGTGCTGATCCACCCACTACAATGTGTCTTAATTCTGCAATTCCATCGTTATCGTAATCACACTTCATGTAGCAATCAATGACTGATACTCGTGTCAGTAAAGGATCAATGTTTTGATATTCTTGAGGCATCGTCTCATCGTCATACGATCTTCTTGTAACAGCCTCTGTGTTATAAATTTCTTCATCAGCTACAGGTAGTTCATTGACAATCTTCTTGTCAAAACCCATACTGATTAATTCTGATCTTGTTTTAAAAACTCTTTGTCCAATAAAGTTACAATCATCTAAACTGTTTGCTGTTTTACTTACTAAAATACTTTCAGGTGCTACATTCTCAATACAAACACGACCATATTCTTTTACACGCTTAACAGTGACGTTATAAGTCTGTTCCGTAAAGTCTTGTCCAGCAATATCGAGTTCATTATCAGTATCTTCAACCTCTACAACCTCTACTTCAGGATCTGCAAGTATTGCTTGGTACTCAGCAGTGGTTAAATTTTCATACGACTCTTGTTTTTGCTCTTTATCTGTTTTCCAGTAGTATTTGACGAAGCCATTTTTAGAAATAAGGGCATCTTTGAACATTGTATGCAAGATTTGGTAGCCATTATTGTCTTTGTTAAAGATATGATTGATGTAATCTGATGATTGTTCAGCATATTCTACATCTTCAGGCTTTTGAGGTTCAAATCTGACGATACTT